CACTCTTGCTGCGCCTGTTGCATCGCCTACCTTTACCGGCACCGTTACGATTCCCACTGCAGACATTAATGGCGGCACCATTGACGGTGTTGCGTTTGGCAGCGGGACCATGGATGCTGTAACCATTGGAAGCAGTACGCCCGCAGAAGCCACCTTTACGACTGTCGCAGCGGGTTCGCTAACGGTTAATACGGACACGCTATACGTTGATTCTGGAACGAACCGCGTTGGTATCGAAACGTCTTCGCCTTCGTACACGCTACAGGTTGGCGGCGAAGCGGTCGCTACGCAAGGCATGCCGTACATTGCAGAAAGCACTACGGCCCGCACGCTAGCCCTTACGGACAGCGGGAATTACATTCGCTGCACGAACAGCGGCGCAACCACTGTGACCATTCCGCCTAACTCTAGCGTTGCCTTCCCGACGGGCGCCGAAGTAATTATCTTCCAAGCAGGCGCTGGGCAAGTAACGATTGCCGCTGGCGCTGGCGTTACGCTAAACAGCAAAGAAGGTAACTTGAAGATTAGTGCCCAGTACGCTGCGGTGACTTGCAAGAAAGTTGCTACGGATACTTGGGACGTTATCGGAGACCTAACCGCCTAATGTTTGCCAAAGCCGCTATTACTGGAACGCTTCAAGCAGGAACCACTACGTTTGATGCCGAGTACCTCGTGGTCGCTGGTGGTGGCGGCGGTGGTGATGGTATTCGTGGCGGAGGTGGAGGAGCCGGTGGTTATCGCTCGTCTGTTACTGGTGAATCATCTGGCGGCGGTGCATCTGCTGAGCCTGCTCTAAGCATCGCATTAGGCACCCCTTACACGGTAACTGTTGGCTCTGGGGGTGCATCAGAAGCAAACGGAAGCAATTCAGCTCTTTCATCTATAGTGTCCACTGGTGGAGGAAGAGGGGGTAATACTGGCGGGAATGATAGCGGAAGCGTTGGAGGATCAGGCGGCGGTGCTGGTGTTACAAACCCCGGTTCTCCTAATATTGTTAGCGGTAGTTCTGGTACAGCTAATCAGGGATTTGCTGGCGGAGATTCAGAAACCGATAGCAATACTTTTAGCGCCGCTGGTGGGGGCGGTGGTGCTGGAGAAAACGGAACCGATGGATCGCAAACCACTGCTGGAGACGGCGGAGACGGCATAAGGTCGTCAATTTCGGGTACTCCTGTTTTCCGAGCAGGTGGCGGTGGTGGTACGCATGATGCAATCCCTAGCGGAGTAGGCGGCGCTGGCGGCGGTGGAAACGCAGGATCAAACGGAACGATTAATACTGGCGGTGGTGGTGGTGATAGTGCCGCAGGCGGCTCCGGTGTCGTAATCATCCGCGTCCCTTCTGAGGTTGTCGCAGAGTTCTCTGCTGGCGTTGTGTACAACTACATCCCCCAAGACGACTTCAACGTTTACGAGATCACGGCTGCTGGTGCTTCTGACACGGTGACGTTCTCTCAGGGCGAAGTGACCACAGTTGAAAACTCCCTCCGGTTTAACGACGACGACAGTGCGTATCTTGATGGAACGTACTCGGCAAGTGCGACTAATACAAAAGCGACGTTTGCCTTCTGGTACAAGAGCGGTTTCATTTCCGCAAGCCAAATGCTGTATCAGGCTCGTGATAACAACTCTGTAAATAATTTAAGAACGTTTTTACAGGTAGCAGGTGGCACTTTTAGGGTGCGGATGTATAACTCTGCGGCTACGCAGGTTTGTGCGTTGAATACAACCCGCGTATTCCGCGACCCGAGCGCTTGGTATCACCTTGTTTTTCAGCTTGACACAACGCAAGCAACGGCTTCAGACAGGGTTAAGCTCTATGTAAATGGCGTGCTTAATACAGATTTTTCGGTCGCAACAACATATCCGCCTCTTAACTTTGCGTTTAGGACAGTTAGCAGCGTTTATACCGATATTGGCAGGAACGGCGGCGTCAACACTAACCTTATTGACGGTTATTTATCTGATTACTACTTTATTGACGGTGAAGCACATGATGCCAGCCGCTTCGGCAAGCAGGATGCTGACGGTGTGTGGCAACCTATTACTTATACCGGCACCTACGGTACCAACGGCTTCCATCTGGACTTTGCCGATAACAGCACGGCTGCGGCCCTGGGCACTGACGTAAGCGGCAACGGTAATGATTGGACGCCTTCAGGGATCACTACGGACGATCAGGTTGCGGATACGCCGAGCGTGAACTATGCGACGTGGAACCCGTTAGTTGTAGGAAATAGGACTTTTGCAAACGGCAACTTAGATGTAACCATGTCTGCGTCAACGCCTTCAAAAATAGTGTCTACTTTTGGGGCGTCCAGCGGTAAGTATTACATGGAGTACATTCATCAAGGAAACTCAAACTGGCCGGTTGGAATATCCGCTGATAACCGTCAAAGAGACTATTTAGGAATGTCTGACGGCAACACCTCTATTGCATTTTATTGTGATATTAGTGCAACAGCAGTTTATATAAACGGTTCGTCACAACCGTTTAGCGGAAGCGGAACAGCTTGGGTAGCGTCAGATATTGTTGGCGTGGCGCTTGATGCAGACAACGAAGAGGTTTTGTTATATAAAAACGGAGTTCTTGTAGGGTCTGCTGTTTCATACGCATCTTATAATTGGGCTCAAGCATTTTTTGCTGCGGGTAATTATGTAAGCGGCAATCAATATATAACCAACTTTGGCCAGCGCCCCTTCGCCTACACTCCGCCCACAGGCTTCCAAGCCCTGAACAGCAGCAACCTCCCTGCCCCCACGATCACGGACGGTAAGGAGCATTTCCAGCCTGTGCTGTATACCGGCAACGGCACCAGCCAGACTGTGCGCGGCTTGGAGTTCCAACCGGACTTGGTGTGGATTAAGAACCGGGATGCGGGGTACGATCATTGGCTACAAGACGCAGTGCGGGGCGCGCAAAAACAGCTTCAGTCTAGTACTACTAACGCTGAAACTTCTTACGGCAACGTTTTAGCATCGTTTGAGACAAATGGTTTTGCTGTTAATTCTAGCGTTGGCGTAAACGCATCTGGTCAGAACCATGTCGCATGGAACTGGAACGCAGGCGGCAGCACTGTCACCAACACGGACGGCAGCATCACCTCTCAGGTGCGAGCTAACACGGATGCTGGGTTTAGTATTGTTAGCTATACTGGGAATGGGATAGCCGGGGCTACTGTTGGGCACGGATTAGGTGCTGAACCGGAGATGCTTATTATTAAACAGCGGAACAGCGTTACCGGAAGAAGCTGGCCTGTTTACCATAAGGAAATAAGTGCATCAAATATCGTATATTTAAACCTAAGTAACGCATCGCTGTCGTCAACCGCACTTAATAACACTGCCCCATCGTCCAGTGTAATTACTTTAGGTAGCGTAGATGATTCAAACGGAACGTCGCAAAGCAATACCTACATCGCCTACTGCTTCGCTGGCGTAGACGGCTTCTCCAAGTTCGGCAGCTACACCGGCAACGGCAGCACGGACGGTCCCTTTGTCTACACCGGCTTCCGCCCTGCGTTTGTGATGGTGAAGAAAACAAATGCCACGCAATCGTGGGCGATGATGGATAACAAGCGCACGGCCAACTACAACGATGTTGATGGGCGGTTGTTTGCAGACTTGAGTAATGCTGAAGCAACTGGAGCAGCGTCCGACTTTTTAAGCAACGGCTTTAAGCTGCGCGGAACGCAGTCTAGCTCCAACGGCTCAGGTGACAGCTACATCTACATGGCATTTGCCGAGAACCCATTCAAGACAGCAAGGGCACGATAAGGAGCAACACTATGGAAGCATTCTTTGCAATCTTTGACGCACTCCCCGGCTGGCTCAACGCCCTAACCGCTTTGGTTACGGCAGCGACCGCTGTTACGGCCCTCACGCCTACGAAGGTGGACGACGAGTACGTGTCGATGGCGCTTCGCGTACTTAACACGCTAGCCGGCAACTTCATGAAAAACAAGAACGCTGACGACGTAGAGTAAGAGGGACACATGGCGCACTACGCATACCTTGACGAAAACAACATTGTCACTCAAGTTATTGTTGGGCGGGACGAGGACGATTTGGTTGAAGGCGTAGAGGACTGGGAAGTGTACTATGGCGCCAAGCGCTGCAGCTACAACACCTACGGTGGGCAGCACAGCAATGGCGGCACGCCCTTCCGCAAAAACTATCCGGGTATTGGTTTTAGCTATGACGCTGACCGCGACGCCTTCATCCCGCCCCAGCCCTACGCTAGCTGGACGCTTAACGAAGAGAGCTGCTTATGGGAAGCTCCCGTGGCCCTACCTGACGATGGCAAGATGTACGCGTGGGACGAAGAAGCAGGAGAGTGGCAAGAAGTAGTCGTAGAGGCGGCTTAAGCCATGGACGATTCGCTGCGCCTAGAGATACTGCTTAACCTTTGGCCTATCGCAGCGGGTTTCATTTCGGTTATTATTGTGCTGGCTAAGATGCACGCTGACCAAGAAACCATGAAGGAAAAGATACGCGTATTGTTTGAACTGTGGAACTCAAGGGAGCGCTAACGATGGGCTTTGACGCTATCAAGAACATCGTTGGTGTTGTAGCGCCTACCCTTGGAACGGCCCTAGGAGGCCCTCTAGGCGGCGCTGCGGCGTCAGCCATAGCGGGGGTACTGGGTTGCGATACGGACGCTCAGAGCTTGCAGAAAGCGCTAGCAAAGGCTACGCCGGATCAGCTTAGCGAGATTAAGAAGGCTGAGTTGGACTTTGAAGCGCGCATGAAGGAGCTGGACGTAGACCTCTACGCCTTGCAAACCGCCGACACAGCGGATGCGCGCAAGCACTTCAGTAAAGACTGGACCGCACGCTTCTTAGCTATTTCCCTGTGCTGCCTGTTTGCTGGATACATTATCCTTGTAACGGTTTTACCTCACGAGCAAAACAGCGATGCTATTATCAACCTTATTCTCGGCAGCATTACTGGCAGCTTTAGCACCGTTATCGCTTTTTACTTTGGCTCTAGCCAGCGGCAGGATTAATCAATGCGGACAGGACCTCAAGGAATTGAACTCATACGACACTTTGAAGGCTGCCGTCTTGATGCTTACCTGTGTCCTGCTGGGGTGTGGACTATTGGCTATGGGCACACTGCTAACGTAAAGGAAGGAGACAGCATTGACCAAGAGGCAGCTGAAGCGTTTCTTATTGAAGACTTGGAAAACTTTGAGCAATCTGTTACGCGGATGGTGGAAGTCCCTCTTACGCAACAGCAGTTTGATGCTCTTGTATCCTGGACCTTCAACCTTGGCGCTGGCAATCTGGCAGAGTCAACGCTCCTCCGAAAGCTGAACAACTACCAATATGTAGATGTACCGGAGCAAATAATGCGCTGGGTTAGGGCCGGTGGGCAAGTGTTGGACGGGCTGGTTAGACGCCGCGCCGCAGAGGCTGCACTATTTCAAAACAAAGATTGGCGTGAGGCGTAACGAATGCAAGGACAGCTACAAGATAATGCCCACAAGGTTGCAGACCAGCTAGCCGCTACGTCCGTACTTGGCGCCATCACGGCCAACCTTCCGCTCATCACAGAGTGGATGCAGATGATTGCCGCATTAATTGGTATTTGTTCCGGTTTGGCAGCGCTGCGCTTCTACCTTAAGCGCACGTCACGCTTGGATGAGGAAGATTAATGAGTGCTTTAAGTTCTTTATTAAATCAGCTTCAAAGCGGACAATACGTTTATGGCGATGCTGGAAGGCTTCGCGACACTGGCGCGTTAAATCAAAACGACTTCAATCAGTTTGTAAGCGCATTTGATGAATACACTAACACTGTAGCGGGGCAGCGTCCTTACAGCGTTGGGGATGTTGTGACTGCTCCTAAAGCTACGGGCATTGCTGCTCAGGAGCTTACCGGCGATCCTGATATGGACCGCATGATTCTTGCTGCCCGTGATGCACAAGGCGTTAGCCGCGATGTAGGCCAAAGCGGCCTTAGCATGGGCGACTATCAGCAGGCTGTTTCAAATCTTGCTGCTTATCGTAACCTTCCAGAGAATGTAGCATATCGCCATACTGTACGCCCTGAGCTTGGCATGCTTGCTGGTGGCTTAATGTCGCTTGCTGTGCCGGGACTTGCGTCAGGGATTGTTGGTACACTTTTTCCAGGCGCTGCGGCCACATCAGCAGGCGCTGCGGCTGCGCTTGGCGGCGCTAGCGGCGGGCTAGGAGCGTTGGGCACTACGGCTTTAACGGCAGGTGTAGGCGGTGCGTTAGGTGCTGGCTTAGCAGCAGCAACCGGCAGAGACCCGCTTGCGGGCGCTGTTGGTGGAATGCTTGGTGGCGGGTTGGGCGCTGGTGCGCAGGGCGCTACGGCACTTAGCAGCTTAAGCGCAGCAGGCCCGTCAGTTATTGAGCAAGTATTTAGCGAAGAAGACTACCGCGAAGGTGGCGTAATTCCTGAGCAGCCATACGATACGCGTGAGCCACCGGTAGACACCACAGATGCAAGCGGTGGCGGTGGCGGCGGTGGCGGAGCAACTACTACCACCACTACAGCCCCCGACGCCCCTTACGGCTCTATTCCGGAAGGCTTTCCCGGCTCTGGTAACCCGTTTACGCCTGCTGACTTTGAGTGGTTTATGAGCCATGGCGGCAAGGACAGCAACAACAACGGACAAATTGATGCCAATGAGTATGCCGCGTACAAAGAGCAAGAGGCAGAAGCACAGCAAACGGCACAAGTAGACCCGGAGCGTCCCTATCGCTATGACGGTAATGGGCGCTTTGTTAACGTATTGACTGGCGACGTAATTAATCGTGACGTTCCTGACACGTTTGTTGTTGGGGACTTTTATGGACTGCCCACCGATCCAGAAGAGTTTGTTACGGAAGAAGAAGTAGACGTAGGCATTGACCCTGCCTTAATTGTAGACACTACGGGCCCTATAGATATAATTAGCACGCCTACTCCTGCGCTTCCGCCAGCGGCTCTAGAACCCACTATTGTGGAAGTGCAGCCTCCTACTCAGCCTATCGTAGATAAGCCGGGCGCGCCGACCGTTACGCCTCCTTCTCAACCCCTACCGCCTTCGGGCCCTGAACCTACCATTGTAGAGGTTCAGCCGCCTACGGAACCTATTGTGGACAAACCAGGCGCGCCGACCGTTACGACAACGCCGCCTACGCTGCCTCCTTCAGGCCCCGATCCTACCATCACGGAAGTATCTCCGCCTGGGGGCGGTGGTGGTGGAGGAGAAGGTGGAGGAGAAGGTGGCGATGACGGCACCGGAACGGGTAGCGGAGAAGGTGGTGGAGAAGGAACCGGAACAGGTGAAGGACAAGGAGCAGGAGAAGGTGACGGAGAAGGAGACGGCAGCGGCCTTGGTGCTGGCGGTATGCTAGCAGCCGCTGCGGCAGGCGCTGCGTTTGAGCCGAAGTGGACCGAGCTGTTTAAGTATACAACTCTTACGCCATACCAAAAGAAAGCTATTGCGCCCTATGTTGACTACATTGCGCAAGCACGAGGAATGTTATCATGACGTATTTGGAAGCTGTGAATCAAGTGCTGCAGCGGTTACGTGAAGACACCGTAACGGACGTAACGGGTCTTGATGACCCCGTAGCCGAGATGGTCACCGCACTGGTTAACGATGCTAAGCAGCTTGTTGAAAACGCACACACGTGGAATGCGCTGCGTGACGAGTGGTCCATTACGACTGCTGCAGATGACAACCTTTATAGCTTGACAAATGCCGGAAATTATGGTAAGATAGAGCTTATCGTTAAGGACGATGGGGTGGAGTTGCTAGAAGAGCCGCTTCGCGCTATTCGCAAACGACAAGCCGCATCGCCAGCAAACAGCAAGCCTAAGTACTATGCGGTTAACGGTGTAGACGCCAGCGGCGACATCCAACTACAGCTCTACCCTAAGCCTGATAACGTATACAACTACACCGTATATGGCTTTAAGCGTCAAGCAGAGCTTAGCTCCGCAAGCGACGTACTCCTTGTCCCCGCTAAGCCCGTTGTCTACTACGCCCTTGCTATGGCTGCGCGTGAGCGTGGCGAAGTGGGTGGTCAAACGGCAGCGGAGCTGTTTGCGCTAGCTAATGTGTACCTTAGCGACGCTATCGCATGGGATGCTTCCCTTAACGACCAAGACAATGTTTGGATGACTGTGTAATGGCGCAGCAACAACAGAACATTACGATCTCTGCTCCAGGCTTTCAGGGCCTGAACACAGAAGATTCTCCGCTACAGCAAGACCCCGGTTTTTGCTCTGTAGCGAATAATGCTGTTGTGGATAAGTTTGGTCGTATTGGCTCGCGTAAGCCGTGGACGGAGTTTACGACTGCTGTTAACGTAACCTACACGACTGACCCTAGCACCACCAGTACGCAGACCATTACGCACCGCTTAGGCTACGGCAGCATTAACGGCGATACGTACGTGCTTGCTACGGTTGGTGTGTATCAGTATAACGCTAGTGGTGTAAAGGTCCAAGAAGACCACTTTATCTGCAAGCTTACCGAAACCATCAGCGCTACAGAGCTTGACGAGATTAGCTATCCGACGCTGGTGGACAGCACTAAGCTAGCTAATGCGCAGATCATTGGATTTAACGACAAGCTTTACATCTTCAGCGCCGGCAATGAGTGCTTAGAGTTTGACGGCACAACCATTACCAAGCTCTTCACCGGCACCGACGACGTAGACTACATCAAGCCCCGTGACGACACGGGCG